AAAATGTCAAAAGGTACTGTAAAAAAGTCAACTACAAGTTAAACTATTTATAAATACTCTTTTTTCTTTGAATCATGGCATTTTTTCGTGGAGAGGAAGGTTCTGTAAAATTTAAAAACAGTTCTGGTACTACCGAAGCAATAGTTTCTACTACGGCTTGGAGTTTAGATATAGCAAAAGAAACACTAGACGTAACTGCACACGGCAACACCACAAGAAACTTTGTAGGTGGACTAATTTCTGGTACAGGCTCCATAGACTTTTTGTACACAGCAGCTAGTGGCAACGAAACTGCAAACTTATTAGCTGATGTTCTAACAACAGAAGATGCTGGCGATGCACAATTTGAACTATTCCTAGACACCTCTGGAACTAAAAAAGTAAGTTTTTCTGGAATCGTTACAGGCACAACATTATCTGCTTCAATAGGCGACCTTGAAACTGTCAGTGTAAGTTTCCAAACTAACGGTGCTATAACCAACGCTGCCTAATGCCTAAATCATCTTATTCAGCGAAGCAACGCAAACTCGCTGCTGTTGCCCCACCAAGGGATAAGATTACTGCTGCCGACTTAAAAAAGCTACGTTCCAAGAAAAAGAGGAAGAAAAAGTGAAACTCACTACTCGTCAGTTAAATAAACTTAAAGAACATTCTGCTCATCACACCGATAAGCATATGAATCTCATGAAGAGACTGATGAGACAAGGAGTTTCTTTTACCGAAGCCCATAAAAGAGCACAGGCAAAGGTAGGAAAATGAGCAAAAAAGACCCCAGACTTACAAAAAATAGATTAGAGGGATTCAATAAACCAAAAAAGACACCTAGTCATCCCACTAAGTCTCATGTGGTTTTAGCTAAGAAAGGCGATAAAATAAAACTAATACGATTCGGCCAACAGGGGGTTGTGGGTGCAGGAAAAAACCCTAAATCTGATCGAGACAAAGCCCGAAGAAAATCGTATTATGCTAGACACAACGCACAAGACCCCAATCCTGGATTCTTTAGTGCTAGATATTGGTCACACCGCACTAAATGGTAAACAATGACTTACGCAATCCCAGGTCAAATTAGAACAAAGATTATTACCTCCACAACTCTCGGTGGTACGGACAGTCCTTTTACTCGCACAAGAGCAGTATTGGACATGATGAAGGGTTGGGAAATAATGAAAGCAGTTACCGAAGGAACAGAATATTTAAGAGAAAATAGCGAAGCATTTTTACCCTTAGAACCTAGAGAAGATTACACAGCTTATATGGCAAGAGTAAATCGTGCTGTATTTTCTCCATTTACTCAGAGATTAATTAGAGCAGCTACAGGTCTTGTATTAAGAAAACCAATATCACTAATAGGAGATCCTTATTGGACCGATACTTTTAAAATGGATGTTGATGGCTGTGGATCAGATTTAGACGAATATGCAAGAAGAGTACTGATGTGCTCTCTCACATATGGGCAAAGTCACATTCTTGTAGACTATCCCGCACCATCAGGAGCAGTAAGTCTCGCAGAAGAACGTCAGCAAAACCGCAGACCATACTGGATCGAAGTTGACCCAAACAATCTTTATGGCTGGAGGTTAGATAGAGAATCTAATTACGGAAACTTGATACAGGTGAGACTAGGGGAAAGAGCAGTATTACCAGATGGGGACTTCGGCGAAAAAGTATTCGAGCAGATAAGAGTAATCGAGCCAGGAAAATACAGAGTATTCCGTAAAACAGATCAGATTGATGAAATGTATGATGTCAATGATAATTCGTATGCTGGCGAATTTGACGCACAAACCACAGGCGAAGAATACACAGAAGTTGAATCTGGCGAGTTTTCTCTTGGTGAAATACCTTTAGTTACAATTTATTCTGGAAAAACAGAAAATTTAGTAAGTAAACCACCTCTACTTGATATTGCATACTTAAATCTTGCACATTTTCAAAGACAAGCTGATTTAATACATAGTTTGCACGTTGCATCTCAGCCAATGCTTGTGATGGAAGGATATGACGATCAGACCAAAGATCTTGCTATCAGCGTAAACTACGCAATGGCAACTCAGCCAGGAAATAAAGTTTACTACGTTGAGCCAGCTTCCAGTGCTTTTGACGCTCAATCATCAGAAATAAAAGAGCTACAAATGCAGATGGCAACACTTGGAATCAGTACATTATCACAACAGAAGTTTGTCGCAGAATCAGCAGATGCCCGTAGGTTAGATCGTGTAGATACCAACTCCATGCTCGCAATGGTTTCTATGGAACTTGAACAAAAACTTCAAAAAGCCTTTAATTTCTCAGCCCAATATGTTGGAATCGAGCCACCAGAAGTAAAGATCAGCAGAGACTTCGACATCGAGCGACTAATCGGACAAGATATTACAGCCTTAACATCTCTATTCGATCAACAAGTCATTGATAGAGAAGAGTTTCGAGATATTTTAGTACAAGGAGAAGTGCTACCTTCAGCAAATGAGGCCAAATCCGAATAATCTGTTAGAATAGTAGATAAGTACACAAAAATCTAATGGCAAAATCTTTAGATAGGGTCCTTCAGTCTGATGGATCGTATAAATGGGAAATGGTTGAGTTCCAGCCAGAACCCGAAGTAGCAACTGAAGTTACCGAAGAGCCAAAAAAGAAGGCTCCAAAGAAAAAGTCCACAAGTGCACTATCTGACTAATTTATGGCAATCGAAGAAAAAGTGATTGAGCAAACACTGGAGACTCCTGCACCAGAAGCTAGTACACCAGCACCACCTGTAAATGATTTAGCTAAACAGTTACAGGAAGCAAATGAACGTGCTGCAAAAGCAGAGGCATTAGCAGATCAACAGCGTAAAGCTGCTGAAGAAGCAGAGCAAAAATTTAAAAATGCCAAGAGTAAAATTGGTCAATATTATGACGATAGAAATAAGGCATTAGAAGATCAGGGAATGTATAAGCCTTTATGGGAAGAGGCAAATAAGACAAACCAAGAGATGCAAAATAAAGTAAATGCCTTAGAGCAAGAAATACAAGATTTAAAAAATTCTAACGAAGCTGCAAGCACTAAAACAGAAGCATTAGCAGCTATCAGCAATACTGGAGCTATAAATGCAGAGCAAACTTTGTCATTGTTACAGGGAAAGTTACAAAAGAATACTGAAGGTAAAGTAGTTGTTCTTAATGGTGGAGTTGAACAAGATTTAACTGCATATTTAACAAGCCTCAAGAATCCTGGAAGTGGTTGGGAACATCATTTCAAGCCAAGTGCTGCTGCTGGAATGGGTGCAAAACCTAGTCCAGTTGCAAATGCAGGAAGTGGCCAGCCAAATCCTTGGAAAACAGGCAATATAACTCAACAAATGCTAATATCAGAACAAGATCCTCAGATGGCAGCCGTGCTGAAACAAGAGGCTCAGAACACTTAAAAAACTGTAATTTTCGGGATCCGTGATTTCGTAATTTACTATCAAGTCTGTGGCTTGAAAAGTGTTACCAAGTCCGTGACTTGGAAATGTAAAACTAACTTTTTAATAAGCCAATGGCTGCTCCGTTTCAGAATTACTCTGGCGGTGTCCTATTAGCGGACATTGTTAAGAGAAATAACTTTGCTGCATACGTTTCCGAAGCTGTAAAAGAGCGTAGTGCATTTATCAGGTCTGGTGCTGTTGTACGCAACCCACTACTTGATTCAAGAGAAGGTGGAACAAGAATACAAGTTCCAGAATTTAATCCTGTCTCTCCAACTGAAGAAATCATTGATGGTACTGCTACATGGGGTACTAGCAACAATGGTTACTTAACACCACAGAAGATTGGTACAGGAACACAGGTTGCAACTATCTGTCATAGAGGTTTCGCATACGCTGTGGATGATGTAGCTGTATTAGCTGCTGGTGAAGATCCAATGGGTCACATCAGAGATCAGCTTGCAGATGCAATCAACAAACTAAATTCAACACGTTTGTTCTATCAACTTCATGGTTTATTTGGTAGTGCTTTATCAGCTAATGCTCTTGATTTAGCGGTTGCTGCATCTTCTGGTGCTGCTGAAGCTAACTATCTAACAGCAGCTACAGTTGCTAGAGGAAGATCACTTCTTGGAGAAAGAGGCGAAGAGCTAGATACTCTAGTTGTTCATCCATCTGTTGCTTACTACCTATATCAGGTTGGTATGTTAACATTCTCTACTTCTGCATTATCAACTGGAACTGGCATCCAATGGGGTGGCGGTGGTGTTGGAGTTACTGATA